CTCACATGTATCACTCTCCTCAGCCGCTTGTTACGAGCGTTCCATCCAAGATGGAGGGAGAGTGCTGGAGGTCCTTGATTCAATCAAGGAAATCCTTACAGTGGAACCCGATGAAGATGAAACCATCCATATCCATGGACTTACCTTGTTTTGCCCTAAAGGCAAGCCAAGGTTCCGCCATTGGTGTAGGCCTAAGCCTCTCACCAGGTGGATATCTGGTGAACCGAATTATTCGATTCATTCAGAAGAAGTCCATAGATGGCATACCTTTGGTAACCCGGATCGTGGAATCAATCCCGATATCGAGCTTTACCGGTATGACCAGGATTGGTTTTACCAGCAAACACTCACCTTCGGAGACTATCTCCCAGGTGAGTCCTCAACATGGATGGGTGTTGAGAAGATCCATAGACTGGGATTTGATTCCACCTTAGGTGATCAAATCTTTGTTTGTGCACTTTTAAAGTCTGACCCCATACCGAAATCTCGCATTATGACCGCCCCTGAGGGTGGTAATTAAGTGAGAATTCTCGGTATTACTGAATGGTGGAACACCATAATTCAGCAACCCCTGGCGCACAACATTGCTTCACATCTAAGATGTTTGTCATGCTGTGCATCTGGCCTTTCAAAGGCGGACCAGGCGTGGGCTTTCTGTAAGAACCGTAACGGTTTTGACAGAAAAGGTCATGACTTTAAACTTCTCTCGTCTGACCTCAAAGAGGCCACAGACCATATACCTCATCCAGTTGCCGAGGCCTTGTTACAAGGGTTTGTTGCTGGTTGTGGGCTTACGTCGGAAACCAACGACTTTGTCATTGGAATCTGTTGTAGCCCGCGCCAGATCTTCATGGACGGGAAAACTTTCTTCACAAAGCGCGGTATAATGATGGGTGAAGGGCTGGCTAAGTCAGTCCTCACTCTCCACCAGGTTGTTGCTGAGCAACTTGCCTGGAACCGCACTTATCCCAATTTGTCACATTATATTTGTGATAAAAGGGAAAAACCTTCGCATCCTCGTGCTTACCACGTTGGAGGGGATGATATTTGCGCCTTAGGCGAAGAATCATACCTCAACAACATTACCCAATCGATGATCGATATGGGTGCCGAAGTTTCCTTGGAGAAACATGGCATTTATAGTGTTGTTGCGAAGTATTGTGAAAGATGCTTCCTTGTCCAACCTTTCCTTGAAGGAAAGGTACGGGAACTCTGTTACAAGGAGGAAACATATGAAGAGGGTCCTTGGATCGAGACCTTGAAGGTCAGGCTCCTTTCAAAGGCAGATCCCGCGACAACAAGGTTCCGGCAGAAATCTAAGATATCTGCTCCGGGCAAAGCCCAGTCACTCATGGAGGCACTCAAATACATTCATAATGAAATGTATTGGCCTCACTGGAGGAAGGTCTTAGTCCGCGACCGTTTCCTTTATAGGATGGGTCGCGAGCTACCACCTTATGGCTCAAAGGAGTTACTCCATTTGGGCCTACCAGTAAGTCTTGGCGGCTTAGGATTGAATTTGTTGGATGATGAGGATATCAACGATCTCTTAGAGAAGGCTGATAACCTCACGCTTAGTTACCTCTCAGAGGTTAACCAAGCTCCAAACGAGCGGATGATTCGAGATTTTAAGGATTTGGTTTCAAACCAAACACTTAGGAAACTCGAGCCCCCCAAGGGGGAAAGGGACATCATCAGAGAAAAAGTTCTTAAGAACGATCTTCCTGAAGATATGCC